TTGATGTAATTACACCAGAAGATGTAGCATTATTGTATACGTTTTGAGCTGATGATCCGGAAAGGATTACATTTACTCCATTAAAAGAAGCAGTATATGCTGTTATAGCGGCACTTGTTAAATCAAGTGATAAAGATGCTGTGGTTAATCCAGTTGAGGAAATAATTGAAGATGTTGCAGAAGTATATGATCCACTTGCTACTCTAGCTACTAATAATGAAGATCCTCCATAATTAAAGTAATTATAGGCAGCAATTGAAGTTAAATATGAATAATTTATTCCTCCACTTATAAAAGAATCCCCAAATAATGATGTATATTGTGAGTATGAAGTTACTAATGTTGGTACTTCATAAGGACCTTTAACTGTTGGGCCTATAATAGCGGCTCCTGCTTGTACAGGTTGTCCTGTCAAAAATGTTTGATCTAATTCATTAGTAGTTACACCTGGTGATACTGTAAAGTTTGCCATTTTATTTTTTTATTATAAATATTGGTTTTTTTATTAAAGTATACTACTAAGCAGGAAATACTGCACCTGTAGGTAAAATATTAAAATCTAAAAGGATAAATTCAATTGTTTTAGTGGGTTGTAAATAAATTTGCCCAACTAATTGATTTTGATCTACAACAGATGGTGGATTATTTGATTCATCCATAATTACTCTAAAACTAGTTAAACCTTGTTGTTGTTGAATAGAGGATAAATAAGGATTAATTATTGATAATAATTCACTTCGTGTATTTGCATCATTTTGTTCAAATACAAATGTATCTGCTACTTGAGATATATAATTTTTTAACTCAATTAGTAAACGTCTTACATTTACACGATCTAATGCGCTTCTTTTCTTTTGTAATGTTTTTTGTCCAAATACTACAATACCTGCACCTGGAAGGGTTGCTATTGGGTTTACGTTTGATTGATATAAAGTATCTCTATTACCTTGGGTTAAAATACGTTCAGCTTGAATAACAGTTGGTAAAATACCTCTGTTTATACCAGCGGGTGCAAACCAAGGTGCCGCAACACTATCATTAAAAGCATATACACTAGGAATCATGGTTGAAGCGGGTACCCATACTTGATTTCCTGTATTAGGATCAATAGTTTTTAACCAAGGCCAATAAGTAGCTACATATGGTGTATTATATGAGGATACTGTTGAAGTTACAGTACCTATTTGAGCATTATATGGAACTAAATCTATAATAGCTATAGCATCTCCTCTTTCTTGTACTGTAGTTTGAATTTGTGTAATAGCAGTTGATGAAGGAGCTCCATGAGAACTTATTAATCCAGGAGCAACTAATATATTGTATTTGTATGCATCTTTATTTGCTAATAAAGAAATAGATTCAACATATGCATTTGCGGTAAGACCTTGAATGTTAGTTGATGTTATAGTTTCATAATAATTACCGGCTACCGAAGGGATATTAGTTCCTTTAGCTGATCCAAAAGTTCCATTTGAGGAAGTTGGAAGCGATCCAGTGAATTGAGGTTGGAAAACTCCATTATTATCTAAATAATTTGGAGTAGTTTGGTTAACTTGTTTAACTCTAATAATTGAGGAATTATTTTGAAAACTTCCAGTTAATTGAACATAGTATTCTCCATTATCAGAGCGGATAGTTTCAACTTGATTACCTATTACTTTTTCAATATAGTTTGCAGAAAAAGGATCTAATGATAATGGACCCCAACTTTCTACAACTGATTGATTAATATCTGAGTCATTTCCTTGTCTAATAAGTAATGAAAAAGTTCCATCATTTATGTTTTGTGATGCTATTTGCCATCTAAAATTATCTGTTGAACCACTTAATAAAGTCCCAAATGAACCTGTAGGGCCAGTGCTATTCATTATTATTCCCTTAGATAAAGTTTCTAAAACAAATGCAGTTGTATTAGTACCTCCAGTATAAAATGTTGTTGTAGAACCAGATGTTACATAAGATGAATTTCCTGCTAATCCATTTGGATTAGTTGAAGTTAATATCATATTAGAAGTAGAAAATGAAGCACTACTATTAATAGTTGTATTTGTATATAAATTTGTTGGGTTTGATGTAATTACACCAGAAGATGTAGCATTATTGTATACGTTTTGAGCTGATGATCCGGAAAGGAT